CGACCTTCAGGCCGTAGCCCCGCGTGTTGAACTGGCGCTGCCAGGCCGACACGATGGCGCCCGTCTGGCGGGGTGTGCGCAGCCGGGCCAGGCCCGGGTACTCGGGGGCCGGCGCCTGGCGGGACACAGCGGCCAGCCAGGCCAGCAGCTTGCCGGTGGCGGTCCGGGTGACCGGACCCACGATGCCGTCGGCCTTGATGCCCAGCTTCGCCTGGAACAGCTTGGTCGCCCGCTCGGTGTTGGGGCCGAACACGCCGTCGACCCCCGAGGCCGGGAGCAGCCCGGCGCCGGCCAGGACCAGCTGCCAATTCTCGACCTCGTCGCCCCGCATGTACGGGCTGGTGAGCCGCAACACGCCGCCGGTCGGCGGGTGCCCGACTGGCGGTGCCCCGCCCGGCCGGCCGGCCTTCACCCACAGGTACAGCGGGTCGCCGGGGCAGCCGGTCGGCTTCCAGTCGCGGTGCCCCTTGTGCAGGCCCTCCAGGCGCTGGTGCTCGTCCTGGTAGGCGGCCTTGGCCGGTTCGGTGAGCGGGTCACCGGCGCCGGCCAGGTAGCAGGTGGCGTGGCTGCTGTCGTTGCCGGCCACGGTGCCCTGGGCGGCGGTGCGCACGTCGTGGCCCCGGCCCTCGAAACGGTGGCCGTGGGGGCACACGGCGCTGCTGTAGGCGATGTCCTGCCAGCCCCGGGTGAGCATGTGGAACCGCTGGTAGCCGCGCCAGATCGTGGCGCAGCGGGCGTGGTCGGTCGTCGCCGCGAACCGCGCCGCGCTCGACCGGTCGGCCGAGGTGCCCCACGGGCTGGGCCCGCCGTAGTGGGCGGTGTCCTCGCCCAGGTCCCGGCGGTTGACCGAACGGGGGGCGACCAGGCCCGCGGCGGCCCGGCTGATCAGTGGCGTGTGGCTCATCGCTCAGGTCTCCAGGTCCGGGTGGGGGACGGGCTGGCCTTCGGCGCTGGCCACAGCGTTGGCCCACTCCATGGCCTCGTACGCCTCGATGGCCTCGTACGGCACGCCGTGCAGGTCGCCGTCAAAGTCGCCTTCGCCTACCCCGGCGGCGGCCAGGGCGTCGAGCGCGTCGGCGTCGGCGTCGGTGACGCCCGCAGGCCAGGTGACCTCGGGCTCGGATGGGTCGGGCATGGTGTCCTCCAGGTGGTGTCGGGCAGGACGGTACCTGGCCCGCTACGCACGGTCGGTGACCCCCGCTACGGGGCGGGCATCACGGTGACGCTCCGGCGCAGGATCGTGCCGGTCGTGGCGCCGCCGGTGGTGCGGTGCTCCAGGCGCACGTTGTACGGGTCGCCGGGCGTGAGCCCTTCAACCAGCCAGTGGCTGCCCATGCGGAGTCGGTCGCCGCTGGTGTACACCGAGTGCTCGGGGTCGGCGTCGCCCAGGTTGGTGCCCGAGCCCACCACGTCGCCGCTGCGCAGCACGGGGGCCATCACGGTGAACTGGGTGCCGCTGTTGTCCAGGTCCGCGTCGAACAGGACCAGGACCCGGCCAGTGGCCGGCGCGAGGAACGCCACCCCGCAGTCGTTGTAGGTGCCCGAGTCGGCATCGATGCCCAGGGTGCTGGAATCGAACGTGAAGCTGTCGGCCTGCTCGTCGCTCACGGTCGGCGGGGTCGCCGGTACCGGTTCGCCTGCTAGTTCGTCGGTCATCGGGGCTTCCTCACAGGACGGGGATCACGGGGTAGGCGACCTGCACGGGCGTGCCGGCCGGGACGGTGCGTTCCACCCCGTTGACCGGCGCCTGCGTGACGGTGAACGTCTGCACGTCCGCGGTCGGGGCACCGATGGCGGTCACGTTCAGGATGACGCCGCCGACCTCGACATGGAACGGAAACGCTCCGGCGCGCTGGGTCCACTCGGGGCCGCTGGTCACCTCCACGTCCATGGTCGTATCGGTGCCGGCCACGAACGCCGCGTCCAGCACGCTGCCCATGGTCGACCGACGGTGGGTGGTGGAATCGAACGTGCCCACGTCCCACGGCTTGGCGGGGCTGCCGTTCACCGAGGCCCGGTAGGCGGTCCGGCTGATCTGTTCGGTGTAGCCCTCGATGTGCTGTTCGATCGTGGACACCGGGTGATCGTCGGGGGTGCCGGTGGCAGCCAGCAGGTCGCCGGGCTGGGCTTCCAGCCAGTCGGGGAGCTCGGCGGGTGTCTTGGTGAACTCCAGCGTCAGGGTCGGGTAGCGGAGCTCGGCCGTCAGCGACCGGTGCACCTTCCAGCGGGCCAGGTCGGGCAGGTGCAGGTCGCTGGACGGGTTGTACGTGGCGCTGTCCTCATACCGGCCGGTGCCGCCCTCGGTGGCGGTGCCGTCGATGTGCTCCTGGTCGACGTAGCGGGCCGAGGACCCCTCGCGGCGCTGGGCGGTGAAGTCGTTCACCAGGCCCTGGTCGTCGTCGGCCGGGTCGAACGGCATAACCAGCGACGTGGTGGTCAGCACCGGGTCCTGGTTGAGACGGCTACGGCTGTCCCGGTACGTGAGCCCCAACGTCTCGCGGGACTCGCCCAGGTCGCCGCCCTCGACCGCGGCGGCCTCCTCCAGCAGGGGCAGCAGCTTGGATGGCAGCTGGGGCCCGCACGGCCGCGCGCCGGCGTCGGCGGCGGCGTCCCAGTCGGTGCCGTAGATGCCGTCAACCGAGCAGTGGATGCCCTGTTCCATGCACAGCCGGTTGATGCGCTGCGCCGCGGGTTCCCCGACGAACGCCGTGTCAGCGGGGGCGAGCCACCCCAGGTCGTTGCCGGCCGACACGATGGCATGGCACAGCGACACGGGCTCGCTCGATGACGTGTACGTGCCCACCCGCCAGATACGTCCGAACGTGTTGCCCGCCAACGTCTGGCTGCTCCACCCGAACGCCGACCCGTCGGGGATGGGCACCAGGTTGATGTCGTAGTCCAGGTCGGCGCCGTCCTGCTCCACACGGATGGACAGCAGCACCCACGTGCCATAGAACCGGCTGTCCGATGGCACGGTGTCGCCCGCCAACGTGTTGAATTCCTTGTCGCGGAGCGTGTACGCCAGGCCGCTGGCACCGAGCCGCACCCGGACAGCCCGGACGGTGCCGACCGTCTCCACGTTGGCGAGCAGCGGCCCGCCTCCGGTCGGTTCCTCGTCCATGTAGAAGAACATGTCGAACCGCTGCTGCAGGGTCCCTGCCGCTGGCCGGGTCGGGATGCCCACGTACGCGAATCCGGTGGGTGCCCCTGTGGCCACAGCGGCTGAGGCGTGCAGGGTGCTGTTGGCGCCCATCGTGAACCCGACCATGCGCATGGGCTGGCCGCCTGACAGGCCCGAGGCCGCGTACACGGCCTCCGTTCCGTCCTCCATCGGCCAGTAGCCCTGCAGGCTGTCCACGTTGGCTGGCGACAGGACCAGGCGTCGCAGCGTCGACTCCAGCAGCTGGTCGCCCTGCCGCATGCGGTTCAGGGCCCCGGACACCCGCCACTCGGCCTGGGCGGTGTCGGGGGTGCCGTGGCCGGGGTTGCGGGGCCGGTTGGCGGTGAGCTCACCCAGGAACCGCACCCGGTAGTCGGTGATCTCCGCGTTGCCGTCGACCGACCAGACGCGCCCGGCCGCGTCAGTGAACGACGACGCGCCCGGTGTCTCGTCGGCGGCGGTGGGGTTGGCGACCTCGGTGCCCGTGTCGAAGTCGCCGTCGTAGATGACCGCTTTGGCGACCCGCCCGGGCAGCGCAGGGTGCACCGACACGCCGCCGATCGCCAGGTTGGCTGAACCGGCGAACACGCTGGTAGTGCCTGCCCCGGTGAACGTCTCAAAGACATAGGCGGCCGGGTCAGCGAGCAGGTCAGCGATGGTGCCCCGGCACACGTAGAAGGTCAGGTCGTGGCCGCCGGCCCCGTTGTCCACGTCCAGGTACCAGCCGTAGGTGATCGGCCCGTTGTCCGGCCGGGGCACGCCCAGCGATGTGACGTAAGACGTGATCGTGCTCACGGTGCCGTCGGTCGACCACCGGAACGCCAGCCCGCCACCCTCCAGCATGGAGAACCGCCATGACAGGTTCGTGTTGGGCACGTAGCGGGACAGCAGCTGCCCTACGGCACCGGCCGGCGCGGTGCGTACCGGCCCGCGCATCTCGATGGCACCAGCCAGGTCGCCGGTGATCAGCAGGACCGCTCCACCGCCGGTTACCGGGGTGGTGAACCGGTCAGCGGTGCTGGCGCCGGTGAGACGGAACAGGGGGTCGCCGCCCTGCACGCTGTGCCGCACCGGGAGGCCCCGGCGAATGTGCGGGAAGTAGTCGCTGGTGGCCTTGCGGGGGGTCAGGAACCCGTCGCCGTTGTCCAGCAGCGTGGTCAGCGACCCGGCCCGGGCCGTCTCAGACGTGCCGGCGGTGCCGCGGGTGATCGTCTGCTCATGCTGCTGGCTGCGGGCCGTCAGGTCCGTCCACGTCCACGACTCGGGGTCCGCGGACCGGTCGGCGCCCAGCGCCGCCTCCAGCCGCCCACGAAACGTCATCAGGCCGCACCCCGACCCAGGGCGGCCTGCACGTCACCGCCGTAGCTGACCCTGATGTTCTCCTGCAGCAGCTGCAGCAGCTGGTCGACCAGGGCGTTACCCGAGGGGACGAACTGGACGACAACAGGCCCGCCATCCCCGCCGCCGCGGCCGGCGATCATCTGCGACATGGCGTTCGAATGCACCCGGGTGCCGGGAGGTAGGTCCGCGAGCTCGGGGCCGTGCTCGCCCACCCAGGTGAGCCCCGACCGGGGCCCTCCACCCTGGGCGCCCACCACGCCGCCGCTGGCCCGCCCGGCGTTGATCGCGGCCAGCGCCGCCCCTGACGTGTCGCGGATGCGGGTGCTGATGGCGATGACCTTGGACGCAGGGATAGACGCAATGCGGGCCTTCAACTCCTCGATGGAACGGAACGAGCCGAGTAGGCCGGTCATGCCCACGTCGGTGCGCACCTTCTGCGGCACCGCGTCCAGCGCCGCCGTGTAGACCCTGATCTCATCTTCGGTGGCGCCGGCCTGGCGAAGCACCCGCACGAGCTCTTCTTTGAACGCCGCGTTCCGGGCCTTCACCTGGTCGGCGGTGGCCCCCTGCTCGACCATGGCGTTGACCAGATCGAAGTGCGCCGAGATGGCTTCCCGCACGGCCTCGCGGTTGGCGATCTGCTCGGCGCTGTACCCCGACAGGCCCTCGCTGTTGTCCTTCAGCTGCTCGCGCAGGTCGATCAACGCCGAGTGCATCTTGTCGGTGGCTTCCTCCACCGAGAACGTCGCACCGAACAGCTTGTCGAGCTCGTCGGCCAGGTTGTCCACCGAGTCGGCCGCCTGGTCCGACAGGCTGGCCGTCTCCTCGATCGCCGCGTTGTTGGCGTCGGCGTCGTCGGCTGACTGGCGGTCGGCGGCGGCCTTGGAGTCGAGCGCGTCGCGCATCTCGTTGAGGGTGTCTTTCGACACCCCGGCGGCCTCGGCCGTCTCAATGAACCGCTTCGCCGCCTCGGCGTTCGATTCGTTGAGGACATCGAACGTGCCCTGTATGCCGTCGCCCCCGAAGCTGTCGAGGAACTTCAGGGCCGCGACGGCCGACTCATCGATGCCGTCGCCCAAGGCCAGGAACGCCTGGGCGTTCTCCTCGGCCATGCGGGCCGCGTTGGCGTCGTCCATGGACTTGAGCGTCCCGACCAGCCCGACGATGGCCCCGGCCGCGCCGGCCGCCCCGGCGACCCGCGACATGGTGCGGAACCCGCCGGTCAGCTGGCTGGACTTCATGTTGAGCTCGGCCAGCTTCGGGGCCGCCAGAACCGCGGCCAAGCCCAGCGCCCCCACCGCGGTGCCCGCGCTCGCTGCCCCCGAGCCCATGACCGCCGACATGACCTGCCCGGCCTTCACCATGACCGGCAGCAGCTTCTGGCCCAGCTGCGCTTGCATGTCCTCAAACTGGGCGGACACGATCTGCGCTTGCCCGGCCGCGGTGTCGGCCTCCCGGGCGAACTGGCCCTGGGCGTCGGCCGACTGCTCCATGATCAACGCCAAGGTGGCCTGCGCCCGGGCGTTGTCGTCCACCTCTGCGGTGCTGGCGGCCAGGCCCATTTCCACGGCCTTGGCGTTCTGTGCGCCGATCTTCAGGCCCAGGTTGAACCGTTCGGCCGGGTCGGCCTCGCCGCGGAACGCCGCGGCCAACGCCTCGACCGCTTCGCGGGTGGTGCCCCCGTAGGTGGCGGCCAGGTCGGCGCCCACCTGGGTGAGCTCGATGCTCTTCTGCGCCGCGTCGTCCGTCTCAAAGCCCAGCCGCTTCAGGTTGCCGCCGATGAAGGTCGTAGCCTCGCGGAACTCCCGCTCGGACAGGCCCATGGACTCGGCGCTGCGCTTGGCGAAGTCATCGATCACGTCGCCGGCCGACCCGAACACCGCTTCGGTGCCACCGACCGCCTGTTCCAGCCCGGCGGCAGCCTTCGCGCTCCCCACCGCTATGGCAGCGAACCCGGCGACGATCGCCGCTGACGCCGCGACGCCGACCCGCTGCAGGTCGGACATCTCCTTCTTGACCTGCTTGGAGCCGTCCCGGGCCGCGTTGTAGCCCTGGCCCGTGCGGTCGGTCGACTTGACCTGTATCTCTATGACGTTCACGCCAGCCCCAGCAGTCGTCGCGTCAGGCCAGCTGGCTGAGCGGTTCCATGGCGTCGGCCAGGCTGGGCGGCACCGCGTCCGGGCCGCTGTCGTCCTGGCCGGCCCTGATGGTGTTGACCATCCACGCCTCGATGATCCGCATGACGAACGGGGTGTCCTGGGCCAGCAGGCCCTCGATGGTGGCGGGCACCGGGGTGCCGTCCTCGTCCTCCAGGTTCCACCCGACCAGCGACTGCCCGAACGTCTCCAGCACCATGGCCGTCGCCGCGAGCTCCTGGGCGCGGGTGCCCACGAACTCGGCCAGCTTGGTGAAGTCCTGCACCACCCCGAGGGGCGCGGGCCGGCAGTCCACCTCCAGACCGGCGAGCTCGTCGTCCGCGAACACCAGCCGGTAGATGGGCTGCTCTGCCCGCTTGCGGCGGTAGCCCATCAGGACCAGGTGGGAACGGTGCCGTCCGCGAGCACGCCAGGCGCCGCCCAGGTCAGCGCGCCGTTGGCGGCCCGGGTCAGGCTGTAGTCGGTGAACAGCACCTCGTTGGCCAGGGTCTGGCCGGACACGGCGATGCTCATGGTGCGCGCCACGGATGAGGACGGCACCGTCTTGAACACGGCATGCGACAGGTTGGAGCCGTCATCGAACACGCCGGTAATCGTCGTCGTGAAGTCGGCCAGCAGCAGCAGCCGCTCCATGGCCGACTTGTCGAGGCCGGTCACGTCCTGCACCTCGCGCGGCGTCGCGAAGTCAAAGTTCGTGGACGGGTTGCGGATGTCGCGGGCGGTGCCCGCGGCGTCATCGACGGACAGGGTGGTCCACCCGAGCCCGGTTTCCTTGCTCATGGCCTTAGCCTCTCTCTCTCACGGTTGCTACTCGGTCTTGGTGGCCGGCGAAGTCCTCGACCCAGTGCTCGGGCCGGTCGTGGCGGCGCACCCGGCCGGTGGGGTTGCCCCGCCAGTCGCCGTCACGGACGATGAACAGGTGGGGCCGGTCGACGGACACCCGATGCTCCGCGAAGCACCGGGTCCCGGCCGGGAACAGGAACACGGTCAACGGCCCCTGGCGGGCCTCCCGGTACCGGCGCCGGCCCCGGTGCCCGGCGGCGGCGGGCAGGCCGATGGGCAGGCACTCGGCCCGCAGGTAGGCGCCCTGCCGGCGGCCCAGGTCGGTGGCCTCGTCCACCGCGATCTGGAACCCGTCGGCCAGCCGGGCGCAGCCCACCTCAGCGCACGTGGCCGGGCGCGTGTGCGTCTCCTGCGGCGCCCTGATCGCGTACGTCTGGTACGCGCGGGCCGGCCCGGCTGGCTGGGCCCGGTTCACTCCTGCGCCTCGCTGAGCTCGATACCGGCACGGATCATGTCGGGCGCCCAGGCGCCCTCGTGCACCGCGTGCCGCAGGATCGGGTCGGCCAGGATGTCGCGGCCTTCTTGCATCAGCGGCCACGCCTTGGCCATGGCGGCGTCAGCGATCTTGCGTCGCTCTGCGGGCGGCAGGGATGCCATCACATGCTCCTTAGAAGTCCGTTTCCACGTCGTTGCGGACAACGACCAGGGCGAAGTCCATCGAGGTGAACCCGCCGGTGGTGGCGGAGACGCACCGCAGGTACCGCTCGATGGACGCTGGCGATGCGACGTTCAACCGTTGGGCGCCCACCCCGGTGACCGTGAAGGTGGCCCCGGCGATGTCCGCGAACGGGTCGCCCACAGCGTCGTCGGACGAGCCCTGCACCTTCACCTGGGCGTCGGTGCCGGTGAATTCGAACACGTGTAGGTACAGGAGCATCCCGAACGTGGTCCCGGCGCCGTCATCGATGCTGGCCCCGTTGGTGGCGCCGGTATCGGTGCGCACCCCGGCG